CTCTGTGATTTCTAAAGTTTTATTTTTTTCTTCTTCTAATAGGACATAATAATGGTGTAATAATTCAATAATGTCATTAGATTTTCTCATTAAAGATCTCAGTTCAATGTTTTCTGAATTTTGAACAATTTCTTCTTCAAATATTTCCAGTTTTAATTTAAATAAATCTTCTAAAGTTAATGATTTTAATTTTGCTAGAGATGTTGCGTATACACCACCAGATTTTTTAAACTCTACATATTCTTCTAATGATTCACTTAATTCATACTCTTTTTTCAACATGAAATAGTAATTTCTTGTCAAATCTTCTTCAGTGTATGTTTCGTATAGTCTATTTATGATTGGAATTATTTTTTGATTTGACCAAACCCCAGTTTTTTGCATTCCATCCTCTGGATCAATATAGTACATTCTTATGACAGATTTAGTTTCGTTCGTATAGTGTGCATATAAAATTTTCTCTTTTATTTCATCTTCTTCAACGACATTATCAGTTTCAGATTCAGATGTGGTTTCTTCAACGACATTATCAGTTTCAGATTCAGATGTGGTTTCTTCAATGACATCATTTTCGATTATCGAAGAATTTGTAAATATACCTTGTTCTTCTGAAGATTCTTCTGAATTTAATTCTTCATTCATTTTATTTCCTTAATTAGCTATTTTCAAATAAAGCGCTTTAATACTGAAATTTGATCCAGTAGGTATATCCAATTGTTGATAAACATATGTAGTTCCTGCTGTCAGTCTGAAATCAAAAGTATTAGAATCTGATAGATAAGAATCTTCAAAATATCCTCTAAAGATTTTAGATGATGGTTTACTGTCTTTTTGAATGGCATATGTCGGAGTAGAATCATTTGTTAATGCCGGTAAAATAATTTTCTCAATCATGTCATTTAATCCAGCGTATCTACTGAGCATTGTAGCATCATTATTTACTGCGGTATCAAATTCCATTAAATTTATTCTAGTGCCATTTATTTTTGCGACATTATCAAATAGTCTATCTGTTGTATTTAAATTGAAATCATCACCTAAACCTGTTTTTATAAACAATGAATATTTATTACCTAAGGTTTCCGTTCCAGTAGGCAACGCTCCTCCTGTGACCGCAGAACCAAAATTTTGACCAAATGATCCTAAATTTGATACTGTTGGATTTGCAAATGATGAATATGTATCTTGAAAAAAATCTCCAAGTTTTTCAAAAGTGCCTTTGAAAGTTCCTGGTGTTGTATCAGTGTCTAGACCTACGTAATAAGTTCCTATACCATTTCCTGTTTTCATTTCTTTACAAACTTCTTTTGTAATTGCATTTATAACTGTATCCATGTCATTTCCCGCCGGTATTAATCCTGCAGGGCTCATATTTGTTGTGAAATGTGTATATCCATCTGCATTTGCTGTTTGCTGAGAAGGTGTACTTAGTTCTTTTGAAAGTTGGTGATAATTAAACTTGACTCTAGGTTCATATTGAGTTGTTGCGGTATCTCCTGTGAAGTTCATTAAATCTAAACCTCCTGTACCAAAAGTATCGGGTGTATTATCATCTAATACGTAACCATAGGTTACAGCTTTTCGTCTATGGTCTTCCGCTGTGCCAAAGTTGGACCATCCTGCTCCCGGTGAAGTGCTAGACAACACGACTTGTCCATGATATGCTGTTGATGTATTTTTAAGTTTTTCAGCATATTTTGCCTGCACTAAATATACCAATGTCTCTAATTGTCTGTCGGTTAACTCTTTAAGACCCTTGAGTGTTGAATTCCATATTAATGGTCTGTTTTTATTTGCCATTGCTTATCATTGTTGACATAAGTTGAAAAATGATATATAATTTATTATAATACTTTATTATATATAGGATGTAGAACATGAATAAAATTTTATACATTACTCCTCATTTATCCACTGGAGGAGCTCCACAATATCTTCTCAAAAAAATTGAATTGTTAAAAGATTTTTATACTATTTATGTTATTGAATATAATGACTATGGAATCTATAGAGTACAAAAAAATAAAATAATAGATCTTTTAAATAATTCTGTTTATACTTTAGGAGAAGAAAAAGAAAATATTTTTAAATATATAGATGAAATAAAACCCAATATTATTCATTTTGAAGAGATGCCAGAATTTTTTATGAATGATGATATAACAAAAAAAATTTATAATTCCGATAGAAATTATTTAATTTATGAAACATCACATGATTCCTCATTCGACCCCTCCAATAAAAGATTTTTGCCTGATAAATTTTTATTTTGCAGTGATAATCAAGCTTCATTATTCAGAAATTTAGGTGTTCCTTGTAGTGTTATTGAATATCCAAATGTCTTAAAAGATGAAAAAAATAGAAATGACGGATTAAAATTTTTGAACTTAGATCCAAAAAAACATCATGTATTGAATGTTGGATTGTTTACGCCACGAAAAAATCAATCAGAAATTATTGAATATGCAAAATCTTTAATTGATTACCCTATAGAATTTCATTTTGTTGGCAACATGGCGCCAAATTTTCAATCTTATTGGGAACCCTTGATCAATGATTTACCTGAAAATTGTAAAATTTGGGGCGAAAGATCGGATGTTGATAATTTTTATTCGTGTATGGATCTATTTTTATTCACATCTCAAGGAAATGCTCACGATAAAGAAACTAATCCATTATCGATTAAAGAAGCATTGAGTTGGAATATGCCAACCTTAATTTATAAATTAGATTCTTATCAAAACAAATTAGATGATATGGTGACTTATTTGACGAAAGAAAATTTCGAAATTAATAGATTAAAAATATTAAGAAAATTGAATATTGATGATGGTCCAATAAAGTGCAATTTGACGGAAGGTTCTAAAATATCTGTTCATACTGGTGAGGTATTTTCTTTATTGGAAAATAAATTGTTATGTTTATTCGATACCAAAACAAATTTATTAGTCTATCGAACAAATGTGTTTGGACCCGATCTTTGGACTCAACCCAATTGTTCTCCAGATTTATTAGGTGGTATAGATGTTAGAATATATGATGCTCCCAAAGATTATTTTTCTACACTATCTTCTGAAAGTTTAATGAATGATCATCATTTAATATATCAAAAAACGTTTAATTTTTCAAACCAAGTCAAGGATATAACAGTTAAAGGTATTGTTAAAAATATTGAAGGTATATGTGATGATCCAGCATCTTGGTTTACAGCGTATGAGGTTTTTTATCAAGAATGTTATAAAGATGTAAAAATTCAAGAAGGGGACACTGTTGTGGATGTCGGTGGACATTATGGATTATTTGATTTATATGCTTTAGATAAAGGTGCTAAAAACATTTTTACATTTGAACCTGCAAAAGAAACTTTTGACATTTTGTGTAAAAATTTAAAAGGTTATGAACAAGTTAAAAAATTTAATTTTGCCTTATCTGATCAAAACGGAACGGCAGAATTTAAAGTTTTAGGATCATCATCAGTAAATTCTTTTTATGATAGTTTTAATACTGATGAAAGTAATCCAACAACATTGGGTAAGAAAAAAATTGAAACTGTTAGAACTATGACTTTTGACACATTCATGAATAATAATAATTTAGAGAGAGTGGATGTTTTAAAATTGGATTGTGAAGGCGCTGAATGGAATATTTTTCCTCAAATATCCGATGATTTGTTAAAGTATAAAATTAGAAAAATAACTATGGAAGTTCATGATTTTTTTAATAATGATAATTCAGTCGAGGCGAGAATTAAAAGATCAAATGAATTAATAACCAGATTAGAAAAATTAGGTTATGAAGTGAAAAAAGATGACGCTATAGTTGATGGAGGTTTGGGAAATTTGTGGGCTTGGAGAATTCCTAAATTGAAAGTTGTACATATGTTAGTTGATGTAAATGGTAGCAGAGAAAAAGAATCTATTAGACATTTGAAAGAACTGGTTGATTATGCTGGTTGGGAATATGTTCAAATGATAAATGGTAAATACAATCAAATGCCTCCTATAGAGAGTTGTGCAAGACCTGATGATGTTCAAATGGAACCCGGACATTATAAATTAACACCTGCACATTATGGAAATTACCTGGCGCATAGAATTGCAATGCAAGAACATCTAAAAGATGATGTAGATGGAGTTTTATTTTGTGAATGCGATGCTATTTTTATTAAACCTATTACTGAAGTGTATAAGGAAATTATTGATAGATTCGATGATTTGAAATATTATGATTTGAGATATATGAATTTCGGTAAAAGAATAGTTGAATGGCACTATAATCATAAAAATATATACTTTGATACTACGGACAGAATGTCTGAAGCTCATTGTTACTTGGTTCCATCAACATCTAGAGATTATTTTTTGAATAAATTTGAAGAAACTAAATGGGACACTTATGATTTGTGGTTAAATAATAATATTTTAAATGAGTTGGTTGGGGGAATAACAAAAAATCCATATTCTATACAATGTTCAGGTGATTCATATCTTGATAAATCTTATAAGGATGGGACTACCTTGCTAAAAGAAGGTGATGTCACTTATGTCCTCTGACGCTATTGTTTTAATACACGCACATTTATCAACTCCTGATAGAATAAAATGTTGTCTAGAATTGATTAATAATGTCAAATTTTTCGGATATGAAATAATATTAACAACTCATACACCTGCCTCGAAGCAAATACAGGAAAAGGTCGATTATTATGTCTATGATAAAGATAATATAGTTTTAACTGATCCTAAATTTTTAGGTTACATAACATATTTCACTGATGGTTTTGACTTATCAACGCAACAATTTCATGGCCATAATACAACTTTTGCTGTTTTTAGATTATTGTTATTAGGAATTAATTATGCTAAAATTTTGAGAAAAAAGGTAATTCATATTATGGATTATGATGGACTGATACACAGTCCGCACGAATTAATACTCAATGAAAGCAAAATATTATCTAAAAAATTGGATGGTGTTTTTTATCATTGGTCTACTGAAAATGATATAGAAACACATGGAAAAATGCAAGTCACAACACGCTTAATGTCAGGTAATGTTGATTATATGTTTAATTGTTTTTCCCAATATTTAGACTTGGAATTACAGAAAGAAATAACATTGAGACATGGGTTTGGACCAGGCGAAGAATTTTTTGCATACATTTTGAATTTAACAAAATTTAATGAAAATAAAAATACAAATGTTGAATTAATAGATTTTGTTCCAAATCTTGATAAAATACAATTTGAACAAGATCGAATGCATATAGAGGAAACTAAACCTTGGATAGCGCTTTATATTGGAAATGAACAATACGATTATGTGTTTCATTTAAATCATTTTATTGATATGAATATGAAAATTGTAGTCGATGACAATATTATCTCCGATTCTTTTTTTTACAAAGGTTGTTTTAATTTGGCTAAATTTGAAAAAGGTAAAATTATTAAAGTTTTCATGAATGATGAATTAATTAAAACATTTGACTTAAATGATGAAAAATTGTACCAATATATTAAACAAACAACAACAATTTATTTTAAAGGTGATTAATGTACGATGAATTGAAATTATCTTTGATTACTTCTTGCTATAATGCTGAAAAATATTTAGAAGAAACTGCTGAATCTATTTTCTCACAGGAGTACAAAAATTGGGAGTGGTTGATTTCTGATGATTTTTCGACCGATGGTACTTTAAATATAATTAATAAAATTTCTAAAAATGATCAAAGAATTAAAATTATTAAACCGGAATATAAAAAACAAATTTGGTGGAATCCTCAAATCCATGCAACTGGTGATGTAGTTTGTCATATTGATTCTGATGATTTTTTATTACCAAATACTCTTAAAAAAATAAATTATTATTTTAATTTATTTCCAGAAAGTGTATTGATGCATTTTAATGCAAACAAATATAATGACTTTTTTCCTACAAGTTCTGAAAAAAAATATCTTGATAATTTTAGAGATAATGTTTATATGACCACGGATAATGATTCTTTTTTGGAAGGATTTGAAAAACTTTGGCCTCATCGAACTAATATTTTCGGTTATCTTAGAATTTTCAGAAATTTGCCGGGACTAAAATTTCCAGTGCATAAAGATGGTGATGCCTGTTCCTCTAATGATGGACAGTGGTTATTGATGATGGAAGAAAGAGGAAAATGGATCACAATACCTAGAACGACTTATTTAGCGAGAGATCATGAAGATTCTGAAAATCATAGGAATTGGAATACAAGAGGTGAAGCCCAATTGGCGATTGATGCTAAAAAAAGAAGAGAAAACTTTATTTTAGAATATCCTAGAAATATTAAATATTTCGATGAAATTTATGATGCGGCAGAATCAACATATACATCATTTTTAAATCATGAAAAAAATGCACAAAACATTTGTTTTTGTAATTTTAATTACGATATGGTAAAAAAAGATAAACTTCAAAAATTATTTTTTGATCACATTGTAAACTTTGATTTATTTGAAAATATAAATTATTTTTATGTAAAAGTTTCTTTAGACGATACAGAACATGACATACAAAACATCGTACAAAAAATCGAGAATCAAAATAAAATTTCTTGTGAGATTGTGATATTTTGTAATAATACACATTTGATGAGAAATAATAGAACTAATTACAATGTTATTGACAATATTGTCGATGTTATGAGCAAAGAAGGTTATCAGTTTAGATGGTTCTGTCAAGATAATAGATTTTTTATGGTAACACGATCAAAAATACAAAATGATAAAAAAATTGAAATCATACATGAACCTAAAATAGTTCAAAAAGTAAAAAGTGAAGTAAAACCGATAAATCAAATATCAAATTTTCAAAAATTAAATATTGTTCAAATACATCCGGGATGTGGCATTGAAATTCCTCCAAAAGGATATGGTGGTGTTGAAGAAGTAGTTGGACAATATATAAATGCCGCAAAAAGAAGAGGCCATGATGTGAAATTGATGTGGTTAGATCAAATAAATCAAACAGATCTTGAAAAAACTGATATTTTTCACAATCATATGGCCAATTTCAATGACACGTTAAAAAATAAATTTGTTCCTTTCATTCATACGGTTCATGATGCTTGGGTGGGTCTTCAAGCAAAATATAGTTTTTCTTATAATCAAATAAAATCGACCATTGATAATTCAGTTTTGAGTTTAACGCCTATTAATAATTTTATAAATTTTTTCGATGCTAAAGATAAGTTAAAACATTTACATCATGGTGTAGATACTAATTTTTACTATCCTGATATTAATAAAACAAGAGGAAATAGATTAGTTTGTGTTGGAGGCGGAGATGATAGAAAAGGATTTCATTTAGCAATTTTAGCCGCTCATAAATTAGGATTTCCAATAACGATAATTGGTGCAGATTCTATACACCAAGATTACAATAAAGTCTTTTACGATATTTATGACCAGTGTAAAAATGATATAGAAATTAATTTATTAGGCAACGTTCTTAAAAAAGATCTTAGAAATATTTTGGCAGGTCAGGATATTATAATACATCCGGCTTCTATGGAAACGGGTCAACCATGTTTAGGCGTATTAGAAGGAATGGCGTGTGGACTACCTGTTGTAGGAACTTTACAAGATCAAATGGAAGTGCCTGGTTTTTATCAATGCACAAGGGATGTAGATGATATAGTAAATGGAATAAAAACCCATTTACAAGATTTAGATCTGAATTCAAAACTTGCCAGAAATTATGCAATCGAACGAGATTGGGATAATATTTTTCTAGAATTGGAAAAATACTACTACTTAGCAAAAGATTTGAAATCTAATGTTCCTTTAGAGATGAAAGATAGATTAATTTACACATATAGTAATGATTTGAAAAATTTAAATTCGGAAAGTTTTGATCGTACTTTTTTTAATATTACAGTAAAACCTAATCCATATATCAATATAAAAGGAAATGTCAATAAAGAATTTAATGTTGTTTTTAGAGATAGTACAACAGATTTTGTGCATTATCAGGTTACCATAGCAAATAATTGTTGGGCCGCATCAACTTTATCATATTTTATTCCATGGAAAATTGAAGTTTATGATTCTAAAACAAATGAGTTGGTTCATGAATATAATATGGATTTAAAAGATAAAAAAGTATTCATTTGGCTAGATTCATCGGCATTGGGCGATAATTTGGCATGGATGCAACCAGTTGAAGAATTTAGAAAAAAACATGGGTGTAAAGTTATTTGTAGTACATTTTTCAATGAATTATTTGAAAACGAATATCCAGAAATTAAATTTGAAAACCCAAATTCGGGATTTGATGATTTTGATCATTCCTATAGAATTGGATTTTTTGAGAAATGTGATTTATCTCCTGTTGATTGTAAAGAAGTGTCTTTACAAAAATTGTGTGCTAGTATATTAGGTTTATCCGAATGGGAAGAAAAACCTTCAAAAATAACGGTCTTCGAAAAAGAGACCGAACTGAAAAAACCTTATGTTGTAATAGGTACACAATCAACCGCACAGGCAAAATATTGGAATAATCCTGGAGCATGGGAAAAAGTAGTTGACTTTTTAAAGGAAAAAGGGTATGATGTTGTATGTGTAGATAAACACGGTTCTTTTGGACAGGGTAATCATTTCAATTTTAGTCCAAGCAATGCTATACCTAGACATGGAAGAACTTTGAATGAGACTATCGCAACAATTAATGATGCAGAATTTTTTATAGGATTAGGATCTGGTTTATCTTGGGTGGCATGGTCTCTAAATAAACATGTCATATTAATTTCAGGATTTAGTAATCCTTCGTCAGAATTTTCCTCAAAATGCATTAGAATATTTAATGATAAAACTTGCAATAGTTGTTATAATAGACACAAATTTGATCCAGGAGATTGGATTTGGTGTCCAGATCAGAAAGGAACTGATAGAATGTTTGAATGTACTAAATTAATAACACCTGAAACTGTTTTCCAGGCAATTGAAAATATAATCGAAATGAGGAATAATGAATGAAGAAAAAATTGCTGAGGCATTGGTTACCCCCGAATTTGCAACTTTAGTTGCTGAAAAATTTATAGCCAATGCACCATCAGAAAATGTTGAAGATGATGGCGCATCTTTGGAGAATAAAGGTTATTATTTTTTATTTGATGATATTTATAGCGGTTCGGTCTTATCCGCAATTGAATGGATATTACAGAATAATATGAAAAAATCATCAAGACCAGAATTTTTAACATTATGCATAAATTCTCACGGAGGAGATATGACGGCTGGTTTTGCTTTGATTGATGTTATGAGAGGGTCTTCCATACCTATTCATACTGTCGGTCTTGGTATTATTGGGAGTGCCGCACTTTCTGTTTTTATGGCAGGGAAGAAAGGAAAACGTTTATTGACACCAAATACAAGTATTTTATCACATCAATATTCTTGGGGCTCATTTGGAAAAGAACACGAACTTTTTGCTGTGCAAAAAGAATATGATTTAACCACCGAAAGAATGTTAAATCATTATAGAAAGTGTACAGGCATTGAGGATGATGATATACGTAAATTTTTATTACCTCCGCATGATGTCTGGTTGTCTTCAAACGAGGCATTAAAATATGGAATATGTGATGAAGTGAAGGAGATGTCTTGATAAAAACGCTAAAACCTCAAGAGTTTACAACTATAATTGAAAATTTAGTTTCGACAACTAAAATGACATACATTGAAGCAATAACTTATTATTGTGAAGAAAATAAATTAGAACCTGAAACTGCTAGTAAATTAATACAAGGTGTATTAAAACAAAAAGTTAGGGAAGAAGCAATTGATTTGCATTTTTTACCAAAAACAGCTACAATACCTGGATTATGATAAAAATGGATCCTTTTGATTGTTATAAGGAATATGTAGCAATCAAGACACACTTTCATGCTGAAAAATTTGATTATTTTAAACATAGGAAAAGAAAAGTATCTTATGAAACTTTTAAAAAACGTAAAGATCATTTCTTTTTTGTTAAACTTGCTAAAAATTTTAAAGATGATGAGATTATAAAATTTTTTGTGGCAAATTTTGTTAACGATGAAAATATGTGGATTGGCGATGCTCTTGACACTCAAGCGGAAGTGTGTTATGCTAATTGGAATAAACGAGTACAAAGCATGGGCTATGTTTTCGGAAATGAAATTGACAAAATTTTAGAAGAAGGTGATTTTGAACAATGGTTTAAAGTCGATAAAGGACAGCATCCTTTATTGATGAGATTAACGATTGCTAAATATATTAGTATGGAAACATTCTCTATACTAAATTTGATTCTTAATTTTATACCTGATTGGGATAAACAAATTACAGAAAAATTTGTTTGGCCTCAATTTAGAAATAAAATTTTGAAGTACACTCCATTTTTGGAGGTGGATAAGACGAAGTTTCGTAAAATTTTACGAGACAAATTAAAACATTATACAACGTAATATTTCGAAATACGAAAGGAACAAGATGACTTCACTATCCGAACTCAAGAAAAACCGCAATTCTTTTTTAAAGCAACTAAACAAAGAAATCGAAAAAATTGACACACCTTCCGAAGGAAAGAGTTACATTGATGATAGATTTTGGAAACCAGAAGTAGATAAATCCGGTAACGGTTATGCTGTTATTAGATTTTTACCTCCGGTGCAAGGTGAAGATATTCCTTGGGCCAGAGTTTTTAATCATGGTTTTCAAGGTCCAACAGGATTATGGTATATTGAAAATTCTTTGACCACTCTTGGAAAAAAAGATCCAGTATCAGAATATAACACACAATTGTGGAATTCTGGCATTGAGGCTAATAAAGAAGTGGCAAGAAAACAAAAGCGCCGTTTGACATATATCAGTAACATTTATGTTATTTCTGATCCTAAAAATCCACAAAATGAAGGTAAAGTATTTCTTTACAAATTCGGAAAAAAGATTTTTGATAAGATCAATGATCTAATGAACCCCGAATTTGAAGATGAAACACCTGTAAATCCTTTTGATTTATGGGAAGGCGCTAGTTTTAAATTGAAAATTCGAAAGGTCGAAGGATATCAAAATTATGATAAGTCTGAATTTGATTCTCCGGGACAATTACTGGAAACTGATGAAGAACTTGAAGCCGTTTGGAATTCTCAATATCCTTTGTCAGAGTTTATTGCTGATGATAATTTTAAAACCTATGACGAATTAAAGGAGAGATTGGATTTAGTCCTTGCTTTGGATAAACCAAGAATTGAAGAGCCGGTTGTGCAAGCAGTGAATAAACGTCCTACTGCAGAAGAAGAGATGCAGCAGGAACGTAAACCTATGCCTGCATATGCAAATATTGGAACGGATGACGATGATGAGGACATGTCATATTTTGCAAAGTTGGCAGAAGATGATTAATATGAGAGAATATCTTTAAAAGATACGGATGAATTCGGTTCAGGAGGTATCTCAGTGATGTTATACTCTTGAACCGAAATTCTTTTATTGTCAATATAATTTGAATTATTTCCAGGGGCAATTATAGGTGCCCCAATAGTTAAATTACTTTTCATTTTTTCGTTTTCATTTTGCATGGAAAAAATATGTCCTAAATTTTCCATTTGTTGTCTATTAAATAAAAATTCTGGATTATTTTTTGGTGATTCTCCCGCTATAAATAACTGAGGTTTTGTAAATACTGCACCCGTTTTAAATTCTGGAACTTTTAAAATTTGATTATTTATTACATCAGGAATTGAATTTTTTTCGGCAGTTCCTGGCAAAAATTGTGATAATTGCATTCTATTTTTAGCTAAGTGAATATAATTTTGAACAATTGAGTTTTCATCTCTCAATCCTACCATATTCCTAATTGGACTACCTTTTTTCAACTGTCTATTTTCTGATATTTCTTTACCAAATTGATTTTTTTTGAATGTATAATCTATATCTTTTGATAAAACAAGAGTTTTCTTTTCATCATCATATTCGAATATTTCTCCAAAATTTTTAATATTTAAATTATTGATTTGATTAAATTTTTGAATATTTTCTTTCAATTGTTGTGTATGCAAATTATACACGGCATTTAATCTCTCTGCGGCTTGTTCATTCAATGATTTTGTGTCTTGACTGGTATAACTTGTAGATTGATCATTTGATGTTTGTGTGCGCTGATTGTTATTTTGGTTATTATTTTCAGTGTTGTTTTCAGTTTTACTTGAAAATTGATTGTTGCTTTGATTATTGTCAAGCAGTGTAGTTTGATTTTCTTCAACCACTTGCTCTTTAACGTTATTTGAATTATCAATTTGATCTGAATTGCTGAAGTTATTTTTTATATTTTTAACATCTCTTTGTATAATTTTTTTCTGGACTTCAATCATTTGTCTATCTTCTTCATCAAAATCATCTAGTCCAATTACACTATCATCTTGCGCTGAAATTCTTCTGAGAGCAGTAAATAATTTTGTATCAAATTGATCATTTATTTTACTCAAAGGCACACCAGCAGGTTGTATGTTGCCCATTGAATCTTTCATTGCGACTTTAGTGATTGCCGTTGAATTCTCAGGATCTACATCAAGAACATCACTTAATTTTGAATATTTTTCATTTTCTGATTTTGATAATATTTGATTAGCTAAAGTATCATAATACGATTCATCCGCAGTTCTTGAACCAATTAATCTAGCATTTTCATCTTCAGTTTCTAATAAACTGATAGATGATGAAATATTTTCTGGTGTAATACCTTCAGATTCAAACTGTTTTGTTGCAAAATTTAATTCATTATCATATTGTTCCAGAAGTTTCAAATCTTCTGGACTCATTTTTGACACATCTCCATTATATTTTTTCAACAATTCGGATTTTGCTAATGCTGCTTTTGAAAACTTTTTAGTCGCTTCTTCTGATGCGCTTATTTGATCAGAAGATAAAACAGAACCTAATGCAAGTCCAATTGCTGCCCCTAACATAGCTCCTGCAATCATGCCTACAGGTGTTCCTACAGAACCTATGAGCATACCAATTTTCATTCCCGCTAACGCTCCTCCCAAACCTCCTAATGCGGCCATAGTTATTGACGCTACATTAAATTTAGTATCTTTAGCATTAATGACTCCTAACAGTGAGCCAAATGCTGCTCCTAGAATTATTCCTGGAATTCCAAATTTGCTGCCCACTAATGCCCCCAATCCTGCCATTAAAAAAGTTTCTTTTAACATATCAGGAGTGCCTGTTAATATTTTACTAGTGGCGTCTTTTCCAAATATAGCGTGCAATGTTGTCATAGCACCGCCTATCATTAATCCAGGAACTATTCCACGTATGCCTCCCATTGTCATAAAACCGAGTAAAGCACCTTTACCTAAATTATTCAACATATCATCATTAAAGAATTCATCAATAAACGTGCCAACTCCTGCAGTAACATTTTCCTCTTCAAATGCTTTTTGCAGTGATTCTAATAATTTCGGACCTAACAATAACCCAGCAATACCTTTTGTTAATGCCAATCCAGCAGCTCCCAATGATTTAGGTATTAAACTTGTTAATAGACTCATACCTTTTGGACCTAGAAAAATACTGGATAATAATTTTGCTAAAACCGATCCTAAACCAGAACTTGGCCCACTCGGAATTGACATTCCAGGTGAAGATGTTTTTTGTCTCTGTCTTTCTCTTTCTTTTTCTAAATCTTCTTCCTCTTCTCTAAATCTTCTTTTTTCAAAAATTGATAATAAGTTGGATAGGTAACTATTATTTTGTTTTTGAAATGCTTGATTTTGATCCTCTTCTTTTTTATTTGATAATTTTAATTGTTCAATAGATTGATTTATATCACTTAATTCTCTAACCATAGGAGTAAATGATTCTGAATTTGATAGTTCTTGACCATTAGTTTGTCTTAATGTTATTAAAGAATCATTTATATCTTTAAAAAGAATGCTATTACTTTTTTGTAAATCCAATATTTCTTTTGTCCAATATGACATTTGAGTTATTGGTTTTAATATAGATTTTAGTAAATTAATTTGTTCTTTACCGGAAGGCTCTTCGGCAGATTCTTTCGAAAAATTATTTTTATTTGAAGGATTAAATTTCTTTTTAGTATAATCAATTAATTCACTGAATTTTAAATTTTTTGATTTTTTGGATTTTCTCATTTCCTTCTCGCTGCTGCTTGTTGTTTTAATCTTTCGTTTTCTTCTTTGATGTAATTTACCAATAATGTGACATATATATCTCTTTCAAAAGGAATCATATTATCCAAATCATTTAAATTATATTTGTGATGCTGCATTAAATTGAAATTTGTTACATAATAATTTTCAAGTGAGTTATGACACAGGCTCACGAAAAAAAATCTTCAAGAGTACTCAATACAACTTCTTCTTCTACACCGCATTTTTTACATCTATATTTTTTAGACACAAAAATAGTTGGCATAGTAGAAAAGAATGATCTTATTTGATCAAATTGCTGAGAATTTAAATTATTTAAAAATTCAGTAATTTCTTCTTTTTTGTATTCATTGGCATGATAAATTTCATCATTATGATATATGTAATCTATTGATCCAACGACAACTTCAAATAAATCATCAATCATACCATTCATTTCAGTAGAATTTGTCACTTGTCCCAACAATTCAACTGTTGGATATTTCATCATAATTCCCATTTCTTTTGATAATTTAATGTTAGGTTCATTTTCTTTATTTTTTACAGGTTTTATTTCATCTATATTAATTTTTACTTTTTGTGTGCCGTCACAAGATTCACCATTTTTGTTTAAGTTGTTTTTATGCTTTAAATTTACTTCAATTGTTTCTCCGATAGATCTGGATCTTATTTGTAAAAAGATATACTGCAAATCAAATAAAGGTAGATGTTCTACATTTAAATCCGTAAGTAAACAATTTGATAATATCTGTCTGATAGCTCTTAAAATATCTTTTTCATCACCTGATTCTAAGGCCATTAATAGTATTTTTTCTTCTTTGACAAGAAAAGGTCTATATTTAATAGTTTTGTCATTAGATACCAACTTCAACTCATAAGTTGGTATGTTTAATTTGGGTAACATAATTTTGCCTGTGTCATAAAATTATATAAAAAATTGTGATTAATTAAAACCTGATAGGTTAAAACTAGTCATAGGAGTTTCGGTGCTAATAGGTTCTTCAATGTCCGTATTAACATCAGAGTTTCTCAACCAATATCTATATGCAAAAGTAACATTGATTTTTGCATAATCATTAGTTGCAGAAGTATTCAATGATAAAGCACTTACTATGGTAGGAAAACATTCTTTAAATGTACAAAAATAAATAGGTTGGTTTGTTTCGTCTAACATGCTTAGAGAAATGTCTTGTACGAATGAATCATAATAGTTAACATCAAAACTTGTTGGATGTGTTATGTTATCCATCCAATAATCAAAAAACCTTTTTTCTTCTAGACCATTTGAAGTGCATAAAAATGTCATGTTTGTTTCAACGTATGAGCTGCCATATGGAATTTTTCTGATCGGACCATAAGTTTTTTCTTCAACTGTTAAAATATTTCTACCAGGCAATTCCGCCATTTCACACAAATAGGTCAAGTCTTGTTTGTTTCCAAATGAGATATTTCCACTAAATCGCACTTCAAATCTATTAATAGGAGCAACATTTTTTTTAGAATTTATTTTTTCTCTGAAATCTGATATGGATAATGGCATTAAATCATTCCTTTACTATCTTTCCAAACTTTCTTTTTATCTTGCTTTTCAAATCTTTCTAATGGTAAAAATAATGCTAATTCTTTTTCTTCATCATCTAATATAACAACCTTAGAATTTATATGTTTATATAAATACCTTTTGACTGTTGGCCTAATTTGTTTTATTTTTGATACATTATTCCAATTTATCTCATTCACTTTATCTATGGAGTCCATCAATTTTGCTCTCATAATAGGGTGTAAATAGTGAAAATTTAATCCTAAAAAACCATCTTTGTACATTTTTACACACAATATCAGAGGAAATCTGTCATAGTATGGTAATATTTTTTTCCATTTAGGATCATAAAAATATGTTGCCATTATTCCTGGTTCAATTTTAGAGATGCTTTGTTTTTTATTTTTATTGTAAAAATCATCGGCATTTTTTATATCAGAAAATCTATTAGTTAATCCTGCTGATATACTTCTAACTCTTCTTTGCAACCATTTGGTAGCATCTCTGGTTTTTGCAACTCCTTGAGAACTTTTTATTAATTTTTTAAATTTATTTAAAAATTTTTCTTTTTCCATAATAATATTTAGTTAAATAAATGATCTTCTGTAATAATTTCAAATTTCCATCTCCTATCTGCACAAAATTCTTGCGCTGCATTCCATTTTGCTTCGTTTATACCATACACATAAACTTCTTTTAAATATTTTTTTGTGATGGATGCTGGTTTTTTTGGGGGCGAAGTTTGTATTTTAGGTTTTATTTCAATTAAAATACATTCAACAATATTTTTGTCTTTTTTTATCTTTATCCAAAAATCAGGATAATATCTGTGTATTTTTTTATCAAAAGGAGATTTGTATGGTATGGCAATCTCTTCACTAGACCATTCAATTATGCTTGGATTTTGTTCACAGTAATTCATGAATTTTCTTTCCCATAGAGATCTATAGGTTACATTTGTCGGATCACCTTTATATTTTTCTAAATTTTTTATTCTATATTTTCCTTTATAAGCCATAATAAATATATAGTAGATAAATATTAAAAAGGAATAATAATGTCTAGTCATTTTTTAGATAATATACGAAAAACAATTATAAATGATATTCCTCTTACCGACACAGGAACAACATCTTATAATGCTAGATTTCCATATAATGTTGGTGAAACAAATGAATATGCAAAATTTTGTATTTTTGTAATTATAGGCAGATCAATTGGAAATAGGCGCATTTTAAAAGGATATGTACAATTACCATTACCTCAGGAGATTAATGAAGGTCTAAATGTAGGATATAATACAAGTAGTTTTGGTGTTGTTGGAGCGGCAGCTGTTGGATCATTAAGGGATAATATATCCGGTCAAAGTATAGGTGAATTAAAAGATAATGCGGAAAGAATACTGAAAAAAGGTGTAGGATCATTTAATATAGAATCTTTTTTTAAAGTTGCAACAAATTTAGCTTTAAAAGGTACACCTGGATTAAAAGCAGCTGTTAATAATTCTTCAACTACTATTGAAAATCCATATATGACAAGCACTTTTTCTGGTGTTGGATTCAGACAATTTAATTTTAATTTCAATTTAATTCCAAAAAATCAAGAAGATTCTATACAATTATCTAATTTGATTAATATTTTTAAGACTTCAATGATGCCGAGAGATAAGGTTGAAATAAATGACAATTTATTACCAATTAATACTGGATTACAGTATTTACCAGATATATTTGATGTATTTTTTTATCCTACCACGTTAAGTTTTTCTCAAACAAGATCCGGTAATAATATGCTGAGAATTAGAGATGCCGTATTAACAAAATTTGATGTTAATCTTTCTCCTGACACTCCTTGGCCCGTTTTTCATGAATCTGATGATGCGCCTTTCTCTGCTACAATAAATTTAAGTCTGAAAGAAACAGTTATTTATACCAAAGAAAGATGTGAGGATGACTATGATGATCTTTTACGAGGAACACAGAGATAATGACAACTAATTCTTCAACATCTGATCCCACAACTTTCATATCAAGACTAACTGCAGGAGATGTTCTTAGATATCCTGAAAATATTGGTAGTAAAACAGATGGTTTACATCATTTTATGATTATTAAAGAGTTTAGGTTTTTAGAGCAAGAAAAAACTGATGATCCTTTTAACGGTTTGCAAAAATTTATGACCGACAACTCTTTTAATTTAATTGATACATTTTCGACAGGAGCATATACTAATAATTACAGACAAATCAATTCTTTTGTTTTATATCTTCCACAAGGTGTTTTTCAGACTGTATATAATACAAATTATGATGATGTTGAGTTGGGATTTTTTGGCGCTACGATTGAAAAATATTATGGTATTGGTGAACAAAAAGTTAGAGAGGCATATGAAAAATATAAAAATGATACAAAAGGTTTTTTTTCAGAATCATTAGACATGTATGGAGATATTTTAGATACCATGAAACCTATGGCAACCGATGCTTTGAATTCATATGCTAGAGATTCGGTTGATAGAATAAAATTTAATGCCATACAAGCGGGA